ATGTTATTAAGTATGTGTGTCGTTACATGAATAAAAATGGCATACAAGATTTAGAGAAAGTAATTCATTATTGTGAATTAGAAATTAAAAAGATGCAAGACATGAAGAGTAAAAAATAATGTTACTTAAACAAACAACATGTTCTAAAGGTGCGTTTATACATTTAGAAAATGATTTATATATACCAGAGTCATTAGTTAAATATGATGGTTGGGAAAATGAAGTTTATGATGAATGTAAAAAATATATTAAACCAACTTCAAATATTATAGAAGTCGGGGCGCATATAGGAACTCATACAATACCTTTAGCAAAACTAACTAATAAATATGTATTTGCATTTGAAATGCAGAGATTCATTCATCAGTTACTATGTACCAATATAACTCTAAATGGAGTTAACAATATAATTACTTACAGAGAAGTTGTATCTAATGAAAGTAAATCCAACATTTCAGTTGGAGAAATAGATTACAATAATGATGGTATCAATAGTGGTAACGTAAAGATTCAACAAATTGAAATGGGTCAAGGTTTTCCAATTCCAAAAACTACATTAGATGAAAAATTAAAAGGTCTTATTAATGTTGATTTAATTAAAGTGGATGTTGAATGTCATGAATTAGAAGTCTTACAAGGGGCAATGGAAATTATTAAAAGAAATAAACCTGTAATTGTCACTGAATACCATACGATTAAAACTGAATACACTAATGGAAATAAAAAAGAAATTATGGAACTTCTACCTAATTATAAATGGAAGAAGTTAATTGGACGTTATGAATTAAATAACAAAGAAGTATATAACTTTAATATGATAGGAGTATGTGAATAATGTTAATGCCAACTACAGAATGGGTAGCACCTACAGAGTTTCCTGATTTAAGATCAGCAGAAGAAATAGCAATTGACTTAGAGACAAGAGATCCAGACTTAAAGAAACTGGGTTCAGGGGCCATAAGTGGTAATGGTGAAGTCGTAGGTATAGCTGTAGCTGTAGATGGTTATAAAAATTATTTTCCAATAGCACATGGTACAGGTCCAAACATGGATCGAGATAGAGTTTTAAGATGGTTTAAAGATATTTGTGAATCACCTGCTACAAAAATATTTCATAATGCAATGTATGACGTATGTTGGATACGTAATTTAGGTATTAAAATCAATGGTTTAATTATAGATACCATGATTGCAGCATCATTAATTGATGAAAATAGATTTTCATACACACTAAATTCATTGTCATGGATATATTTAAATAAAGGTAAAAATGAATCTTTATTAAATAAAGCAGCGAAAGAACGTGGATTAGATCCTAAAGCAGATATGTGGAAAATGCCTGCAAGTGAAGTAGGTGCATACGCAGAAGAAGATGCTGCATTAACTTTAGAACTTTGGAATTATTTTAAAAAAATAATTATAGAAGAAGATTTACAAAATGTATTTAATCTTGAGACTGATTTGTTTCCTTGTCTAGTTGATATGCGTCACCTAGGGGTGCGGGTAGATGTCGAAAAAGCAAATCAATTAAAAACAGCACTGGCAGCAAAAGAACAAAACCTCCTGCAACAAATAAAAATAGAATCAGGAGTAGATACTCAAATATGGGCTGCACGATCAATTGAAAAAGTTTTTCAAAAATTAAATTTACCTTACGAAGTAACTGAGAAAACTGGTGCACCATCATTTACTAAAAATTTTATTTCTAAACATAATAATCCTGTAGTTCGTATGATAGCAGAAGCTAGAAAAATAAACAAGGTTAGTACAACGTTTATTGATACTATTTTAAAACATTCACATAATGGTAGAATTCATGCAGATATAAATCAAATACGATCTGATGATGGAGGAACTGTAACTGGAAGATTTAGTTATTCAAATCCAAACCTACAACAAATACCTGCAAGAGATCCGGATACAGGACCATTGATAAGAAGTTTATTTATACCTGAAGAAGGTTGTAAGTGGGGTACATTTGATTACTCACAACAAGAACCAAGACTTGTTGCACACTATGCATTAAGATTTGAATATGATTCAGCGCAAGTAATTGCAGATTCATATGAAAATGATCCATCTACAGACTTTCACCAAATTGTTGCTGACATGGCAAACATAGATAGAAAAGAAGCTAAGACAATTAATTTAGGTTTATTTTATGGAATGGGTAAAGCTAAACTACAAAATGAATTAGGTGTATCAAAAGAAAAAGCAGATGAATTGTTTAATCAATATCATGGTCAAGTACCTTTTGTAAAAGAATTAATGACTGGAGTAATGGAAGCAGCACAAAATAAAGGTAGAATAAAAACATTATTAGGTAGACGTTGTAGATTTCCTAAGTATGAACCAATACTTAGAGGAAGTGATTGGGGTACATTTGTGCCAGCACAAGATCATGACACAATATTAGAATTACAAAAAATGGGACCACATGAATTAGATGATGATGGCAATGTAATTATGGACAAAGATGGTAAACCAAAGAAAAATTATTGGCATAATAATCCAGTACGTAGAGCATTTACTTACAAAGCTTTAAATAAATTAATTCAAGGTAGTGCTGCAGATATGACTAAGAAAGCTATGGTTGATTTATATAAAGAAGGTTTAATAGGTCATATACAAATACATGATGAATTAGATTTTTCGATTGAATCTGAAGCACAAGCTGATAAAATAAAACAAATAATGGAACATGCAGTAGAACTAAAAGTTCCTAATAAAGTTGATTACGAGTCTGGTCCTAACTGGGGCGAAATTAAATAATATGAGGAATTTATGGCATATCTTAACGCGAATATACCACCGATTTACTGCAAAATCAGGAGAGAATATCTTTATGACATGGATGAAAAGTATAAGGGAGATAGTCGTGACTGTGTTATCTTTGGTCTTAGCTCTATTTCAGGTCGTGCACTCTTATTTAATATCATGTTACCCAATGGTGCGTGCTATTGGAGATTGCCTATCTCAGCGTTTTTCCAAAAACATTTTTCTAGATCCGAAGTGCCAGATATGCAAGTCGACGAGTTACAGCTGTGGAATAGTTTTAGCTATTGGCCTAGTGTGCATTGCTTTGATTGGTTGGCTGGTATAGATGGAAAATATTTAGGTAAAAATAAAAAATTCTACAAAGGTCAATACTTATTTACTATTGACTGGGCACATCCAGAAACTAATATACTAAACACGGAACATTCAGAGATTCCGCAAGAGCATAAGTGTGCTCATATACTGCAATTAGAAAACGGCAATTTTGCTGCGCAGCCAAACAACAGAATCATTTGGCATGTTAATAGTTACACAACAGAAAACGAATGGCCAGATTACAAAGTGCAAACAACGTATTGGGATGCTGAAGGTGGTGATTGGGTAACAGAAGATTCTGATAAAATGTTTTATAGTATTGGAGACAAAGATGAAGAAAAAATGTAATGTTTGTAATCATTCTTGTCATTGTTATGGACAAGGATATCATTTAAATTCAAATAAATGTGATAGTTGTATTTGTGATAGTTGCACATGCAAACCTTTAATGTTAAAAGATGAACCTAAAAAATTATCTTTATGGCAAAGATATGTTAACTGGCTATTTGGAGAATAATATGAGAAAACAATGTAAACAATGTGAAGAAGCGTTTGATGCAAAAGATGAATTTGATTTATTCTGTAGTAAAGAATGTAAAGAAGAAGCATTAGCAGAATTAGATTCTGATTCTGATGAGTGTTTATCGTGTCAATAAATCATGAAAATAGATTTAAAATGGATTGTAGGATTTATAGGTAGTGCTTTATTTGGTTTGTGCACATGGGTATTAATATCTATTGTAGATTTAAAAGAAGACACAAACTTTATAAAAGGCGAATTATTGGGTATTGAAAAAGCAATAGGAAGAGTTTATAACTACATAAATAATAAATGAACCTTTCTCGAAACTTCACGCTTCAAGAGCTCATTAAATCGGATACAGCTATCCGTTTAAATATTGATAACAATCCTAACGGCGATCAGATTGATAAGTTAAAACAACTTTGTGAAAATGTACTGCAGCCAGTACGTGATCAATTTGGAAGAGTGAAGGTGACGTCAGGCTTCAGGTCTCCGGAATTGTGTAAAGCAATAGGCAGTAGTGAGAATTCACAGCATGCCAAAGCTGAGGCCGCCGACATAGAGGTAATTGGTGTGGACAATGCGGAATTAGCAGATTGGATATACAGAACTTGTGAACCAGACCAACTAATTTTAGAATTCTATACGCCAGGAGAACCAAATTCTGGGTGGGTTCACGTAAGTTGGGTACCTTATAATCCAAGAAGACAATATATGAGAGCATATAGAGAAGATAAAAAAGTTAAATACAAACCTATTATTGGTAAAGCAGTAGATTTAGTATGACGAAAATAAACTTATTTAATAAAATAGATACCGTACATGGTTTTTGTGAAGAGTGTGAAGAAGAATCGATTTTAGTTGCAATTGTTACTGATTTTTATAGATGTACTAATTGTGGACATGATACTAAACAACATATAAATGGTAGAATACGATATATGTCTCTATCAGAAAGTGATAGAAAATTTATAAGAGAACATAATAAAAATGGCTAAACAAAAATTTAAAGATTTTATACCCCGACCAAAACCTCGTAAACGTCCAGGCCGTCACAAAAAAAGCTTAAATAAATCCGAAAAAAGACAAAAGAAAAATCGTTGACATTTATCCTTTAATCTCCTATAATACGGTTAGAAAGGATATTTATGATCTATAATATAAAAAAGAAAATAGTTAATCACTTGTATGAGTCTGAATTATTTGAACCGTCTATTGGTAGAACGGCTTATAAAGCAGCTACGTTAATTGAAAGAATAATTGAATCTAAAAACCCTAAACAGGAGCTTAAAAAATGGCTAGAACAACAGACTTCCTTATAAGAAAAATAAGGATCCAGGCCTCAGGGATCAGTGGTTTAAGAAGGTGTCCCAGGTTTCTCAGGTTTTGAAGGAGGAACAATTATTTTCTCACAAGAAAATCTAGGGTAAAGTTCTAATTTTTCAATATGATTAGCACTAAAAGTTTTACCATCAAATAATATTTCAAAAGAATTACCTAATCCGGCACGTACACAACCATAGTGTGTGCCATAATAATTATCCATGTTAAATTGTTCTAGTTTTGGGGCCACACATTCACCAGTAGTTAAAGAACAAATTGCTATTGTGAGTAAATATTTCATTGACTTATTACTTGAATTAATTTATAATTATCCTATATTTGTTACTATAAAAATTAATTATGAAAGGATATACTAATGACTGATATAAGTAAATATAAATCTGTCGCCTTATCACATCAAAGCTGTGATAAACTTGATAAGATAAGAAAGATAATTGTACCTGAGGTTTCGGTTTCAAGAGCCAAGGCTTTAGACATAATAATTAACGAGAAAGTAAGGAAATTAAATGGCAAACTCTCTAAGTAATAACATTTTTCATAAAACAATTGAATTACATGAACAAAGAGATCCATACAGAAATTTATGGAGAAATGTTTTAATTGTAGGTATTGAAGATCTTTTAAAGAAAAAAGAAATTCAAATTAAGTTTGATGTTAAACAAAAATATTCTCTAGAAGAGATGTGGTTTAACCATGAAGACTTTGATTTAGTTTGTGAATATTCGCAGCTAGCACCAAAGATAGTTAAAAAAAGAGTATATGAAGCAATCAAAAAAATAGAAAGGAAATATGAAAACAAAAGAAATATGTCCGAGATGCCGGGGAAATGGTTTTATAAAAGTGAAGGAATCAATAGAGAACCCAATAGACATAGTACAACAATGTACGATGTGCAAAAGTGAAGGAGAACTTATGATAGACGAACAAAGATTTAAAACTATTTTTGATAAAGAAAGAGAAGCTTACAGAAATAGAGATAAACTTACTATTGAACACGTTAGAAGTTTAGAAAAACAAATTGAAAACTTGTTAAGAGATAAAGCATCCCTTCAAGATCAATTGAATAAATACATAGATAAAGAAATGGAGAAACGATAATGATAAGAGGAGATAGTACAGACTATGACTTACTTGAAAAATGGACTAAAAACTTTGATTGCATGGGTTATAAATCTTGTGAGATTGGAGTACGTGAAGGACTGGGATCAAAAATTATTATGGATAACGTTCTTAACAACTATATCCACGTTGGCGTTGATCCTTACGGTAATTTAAAATACCAACATTATGATGATAGTCCTGAATATACTTGTGATTATACTGATGAAATGCGGGATACAATGTTAAATGATTTTAAACAATATCGTAATCAAGGTCGATTTACATTATGCAACATGACTGACACACAGTTTATGAATGACTCTGAACATAGACATTCTAAATTTGCTTTTGTGCATTTTGATGGGCCTCATATGACTAAAGATGTTATGACTGAAGCAGTATGGTTTGCTAATCGTAGTGTTCCAGGTACACGTTTTGTTTTTGATGATCATTCAAAATATGAAATGAGCACTATTGCAAATGTATTAACACTTTATGATTTTAAAACTATTGAAATGGGAGATAATAAATGTCTACTAGAAAAACAATAGTAATTAAAGATTATAAAAAACATTGGGTAGACTCTACTAAATTAGGTCACTTAATAAAAATATGTCATGGTAAAAATGATAATGTTTTAGAAATAGATTGTAGATGGAATAACAGAGAAAGGACCAAAGATGGCAGGCCGGAAAAAAAATAAAAAACAAATAAGTAATAAAGAATATGTTAATAACAAAAAGTTCTGGGTACAAATTGACTTTGACGATTGTGTTTCAATCAATGAAGAACTTCAAGCAAAACAAATGTTTTTAGGAGATCGAAATAAACTCGTTCCAGCAGAAAAACGATTACTTGAATTTACTGAAGATGTTTTGTTTGGAAATTATGAGGAGGTCACATGGCAATAAAAAAACCTAACATAAAGAAAGAAGAATATGAAAATTTATATGACTGTATTAGAACGGACCAAGTACCAGCCGATCAAATTGCTTATTGGTTTCAAGATAAGAAATTTTTTAATTGGTATAGAAATCAAAGAGATGACAAGAAAGCATCTTGGGAGAAATAAATGAAAAATGTAATAACACATTATGGTAGAAAAACAAAAGAAGAAATTAAAAACTTTTTAGTTTTAAAAGATTTACAATCTAATAATTTAGATTGGTGTAAATGGGCTGGCTGGATTGATACAGACGGAACTTTAATGAAAGTAGAAACAAATAATCAAATGCTTGTACAATTAGGATTAAGAGATCGACAACCTGTTGAATTGTTGAGTCAGTTTTTTGAAACTAGTTTGATTTATAGAGAACATAAAACAACTACTCCAGAACCTTATCGTCGTGAATATATTGCAAAAGAATATGAAACTAGATTAACTGGACCAAAAGCTCTGTTTTTAATTCAAAAAATTTATCCTTATTTATTAAATGAAGAAAAAAAAGAACGAGCAATTAAAACAATTGGTTACAAACCAAAATCTAAAAAATTAGATGATTGGACTAAAGAAGAAGTTGTAAGTTATTTTGCGACTGCCTTTGAAGGTGATGGATCTGTAAAAATTCAAAAAAGAAAAACTAAAAAAGATGCTATATATATGGAAATGTATTCTTCCAATGCAGAATATTTATCTTTAATAAAGTATTTAATAGATAAACATTTTAATACTATTTTACCATTTAGACAAACATCAACTTATACAACTAAAAAAGGAACTAAACATAAATTTAGAATTTATATTAATAATGTGGACGAATTATACGCTTTATTAATTAAAGATAACATTATGACTTTGGATCGAAAGAAAGATAAAATTTTATACTATTTAAACCAAGGAGATAAAAATGCTAAATAAACAATCAACATTACAAGAAATAAAAGATGAAATTGCTGCGTTGAAAAAGAAAAAAACAGAGTTACTCGTTAAAGTTAGACAGGCTGAACTTTGGATAGAAGAGTGGAAACCAGAATATTATTCTGTTCTTAATCGTCACAATGAAAATAAAAGAATACTTAAAAATATAATTAATTTTAAAAACTATCCCTTCATTATACGTTTTATTGCTGGTTTAAGAATGTTTTTTAAAAATCCAATTAAATTTTTTACTATTGGATTAGTTTATAAAAAAGGTTTGATAGAAGAATATTGGGCTTTTAAAAATATTAAGAAAGAGTGGGAAGACGATTTCAATTTCACTGAAAAAATGATTGATAAAGATTATAAGTTAATTGAACAAACTGAAAAATGGATCAAAAACGTAGAAACCATGATTGAGAAAGGCGACATACAGTATGATTAAATGGAATAAACAATTCGAGTATCCGGCATCAATACGAGAAGTCATCAATAACCAAAGACACTATGCAATAGATGACACTAAATTACCAAGTGTTACAACCATACTTCAGGCTACACAGACTGAGGAGAAAAAAGCATCATTAGAGAAATGGAAACAAAGAGTCGGATCTGAGAATGCTGAAGTGATTAAAAACACTGCAGCTAATAGAGGTTCTATTATGCACCATATCTTGGAATCATATTTATTAGACGAAAGACACGCCGATTTAAGCGAACTTGGGCAGCAAGCAGGTCAGATGGCCCAAATCATCTATGATGAAGGTCTACGGGGCTGTATGGACGAAATATGGGGTACTGAGATCACTTTATACTATCCAAATCTTTATGCTGGAGCATGCGATTTAGCAGGCGTTTATGAAGGAAAACAGGCTATATTAGACTTTAAACAATCTAATACTAGAAAACGTAAAGAATGGATCACGGATTATTTTCTACAATTAGCAGCATATGCAACCGCTCATAACCAAGTTTATGGTACAAATATCAATTCTGGTGTGGTTTTAATGTGCACTAAAGATAATGTGTTTCAAAAATTTGATGTATCTGGTCAAGAGTTTCAACGATATATGTGGGATTGGCTTCGAAGAGTGGATCAATACTACAATGAATTAGGCAAAAATGAGGCTAAATAAAGGCTATATGACTAAAGGTGTGATAAATATGCAACAGGTATCCGGAGTCAGGCATCAAGTATCAGGCTTCAGGGGTCAATGTTCCACCTATAGAGATTTTTTTACTGTTTTACTTTTTTATTTTTTAAAAAAAAAAAAATACTGGAACATTGGAACAAATAGGTCAACAATATATTAAATCATTGAAATTACAGGATAAAATTGAGGTAAAATGTTCTGAAACAGTCAAATACGCTAGAACAATTGGTATTAAACACTTTTTTACA